CCCCGGCGCTCCGACATAGCCCTTGCTCTTGCAATTTGTGCTTTTGTCATCTTTGCCATAACCAAACCTCAGAAAGTTATTAGCAACCTATCACATTATGCTATTCCACGCAATCCGCGCTTGATTGGTGCGCCCCATTCGACTTCAGGCTTATAACCAACAGCCAAATATCTAAACGCATCTGCCCCGTGAGAAGTCCAATCGTGCAAAGGTCTACCGCGCCAAGACTTCATGCGCTCGTCAAACTCACGCCGATATTGCAAAAGCGCCTCGATGCCTCGATCACATTTTTCTTCATCAAACCAGCAACGGTTCAACATAGAACGAGCGGCTTGTATGCCATCCTCGATGCCCAGCCGTGGCGCAATATCTACGTTTTTGATGCCCAGCGCGTCTAAAGTTTCTAAACGGCTTTTACCTGTGCCAAGCTCTTTCACGCGAACATCGTGGGGCAATATGTGCCGATCATAATGGTATCCACGCTCACTTAAAGCCTTAGCGTAATGGTCTAAGCCAACGCCGCTGCTCTCATAATAATCAATCAAGCGTATTTCTTTACCGACATATTGAGCAAACCAAATGGCAGTGCTGTCGCCAATACCCAAGTCCCAAGCGGTTATTACACCAACGCCGGGATCATAAGGCACATTTGATACACGCTTTTCCTCTTTGGCTTTTTTCATTTCCATAGCATAATATGCGCCTTGGATCGCAGCCTCAAATGAGCAAAGAAACTCCTGAGCATAACGATCTTCGCCCATCGTGCGCTCGGCTTCTGCTAATTCATCATCGTCTAGGACGCCCGTTTCATCGGCTTTATACATCGCACAAAACCAATCAGGGTCACTTTGTGCGTGGTGATAAATGTCCCAGAAATCGTTTTTGCCTTTTGGCGTTCCAATAAATGTGGCGCGGCCCTTACGGTCGGCAAGGCTAGGGCGAATAACAACAGGCCAAGCATTAGCCGGGAAGTCAGCGGGTTCATCAAGCACAACGCTGTCAAAATACAAACCACGCATAGCATCGTAGTTATCAGCGCCAAATAAACGGATGCGGGAACCATTAGGGAAATCCACACGCAATTCGCTTGCATTGGCAACAGCGCCTTCAATGTCTTTTGTATATTCCAGCAAGTAATCCCAAGCGATAGCTTTTGCCTGTCGGTAATACGGCGCAATATAAGCAACCCGCACCTTTTCACGCGGTATGGTTAGCGCATCCCGTATTAAGTCGTTAATAGCCGCAACCGTCTTGCCAAAGCGCCTGTGGGCCACGATAACCGCCCAGCGTTCCTTTCGCGCATGATATGGCCTTACATGGCGTCTCGGAAGGTAATCAATTGTCCTTGTCTGCATCGTTTAGCCATTTGTAGGTAATAATATGCTCACCATCAGTTCCAGAGCCATTGACCTGCATTGGTAGAACCTTTCCCATGAGGTTCATAAACCCACTAGGATTTTCCATAGCTTGAAATTCAAGGTAAGAAACCATCCCGCCATCACCAATCGAGTTGCCAGCTTTTTCTGCGGCCATTAAGATTGCATCTTTTAGGAGCTTTGTGTTCTTATTTGGAACGCCTTTTTTTCTGCCTTTACCACGATTGCCAGCGGCCTTTGGTTCCGCAGATTCCCCTACTTTGCGGGAAATATCATCTTCATTCATCGTTTACGTCCTTTTCAGGGTGCGCTAATAAAAAGACAGAGGGAAGTTTTGGGAGGATTTCCCTCTGTCATAGGTGGCGGTCAACAACAGGACAAGTTGACCAGAGCAGACTGTCTGGTAGAACAGTATCTGCATTTAAGCATAGACTTGCTCATTTTGCAACCTTGCCGCTTTTTTGTACCGATTAAGATCAGCCTCAGTAATCATACCAGTCGCCAGCATAGACTGCGCCCGTTTACCACTTAACCATGTTTCACAAACTGGATGACCGCCTTGGATGCGCTTTGCGTTAATTGTAACCGGGTTTAAAAGCCATTCGCTTTCGCTGCTTTGATTTGCAAAAACAGGCTTGGCTTTTCGTATTTGCTGCGCAGCTTTCGATAGCTCTTTAGCTGTCGGCCATGTTCGAGTTTCTAAGTTACCCAACACCGCCTCTTCAAATTCACCAAACCATTCGGTCAAACCTTGGCTTGGGGCTACTTTGTTTATGCACTTGGCAAGGAACGTGGCTTCATCCTTAATTGCTTGTGCTTGGCCTGTCAGCGCCCGTGGTGGGTTAAGGCGGCTGAGAAGTTTAAGTGTTAGTTCCTGTATCTGTTCATCACGCATTTGGCTTTACCATTTCTGCAAATATCTTATGCACTAAGTTCTGTTGATCTTGTTCGCTGTCTGCTTGAGCGAATATTTCATCATCCCATCTTTCTTGATTTAACCATGTAGCGGGATGCGGGATAAACTTTTTGTCTTTGCCCTCTACACTAGCCGCAAACAAAGCGGCCTTAGAAATAATAACATCAGGGTCGGTCTTTGCAACTGCAACTTCCCAAGCCTTTCGTGCCGATCCTTTCGCTGTCTTTCTTGGAAAGCATTTATAAAAATCATCAAACTTTTCGACCAATATATTATCTTCTATTCCAAGGTTCTTTCTTCCAAGGTTATTCATGCGCAGATTTTGCGTATCCCCATGCGCAGTTTTTGCCGTAGGTATGCGCAGATTTTGCGCATCGGTATGGAAGTCTTGGGAACTCTTGAGAAGTAACTGGTAGCTATTAGAAGTCTTGCCACCTTCTGGGCGAAACCTTTGTGTCACCTGTATAAGACCAAGCTCTGCTAAATCAGATATATGTTTTTCAACAGATCGCCGGGACATTCTACAAACCTTCGCCAGCCTGTTTATGCTAGGAAAGCACAAGCCAGTTTCTCCGTTGTGGTGGTTAGCTATCCAATACAGAACAATCTTAGGCGCAGGGGCTAAGTCCTGTTCCATAGCAAGTGCTGTCATTTGGTGAGACATTAGCCTTCCCTTTCAAAGTATTCCGAAACCCTTTTCACAGTATCATACTGCATATTTTGTTCCCCGGTCAGAAATTTATATATCGTTGGGCGCGTTAAACCTGTCTCCCTAGCAATCTTGCTCATGTTGACACCTATTAACTTTTCACGAATTTCGTCTGGCGTTAGCATTTAAATCTCCATCAATTATTTGCAATTTATGCTTTACACCCGCATCTATCTATTGTAAACCCCAAGATGCAGACAATGGGAGAAATAAAAATGAACGCAAACGATAAAGAGTTGTTAATTAGCAAAATGTATACATTGCTGACCGAAAACTGGATGGAAATTTCTAAAAAATTTGAACAGAAAGAAATTAGCTTTGAGGAATACAACAAGCTAAACTTTCCTGTCGGTGCAATCGAAAAAATAAGCAAAACAATAAGAGACTTTAAGGGAGATGAATAATGACTGAGATTAAAAAATTTCACGATGCTATGGAGCTTGTCAGTGAGTTAAACAAATCTCACGGTGTTATGCAAAAGGGCGGCAAGTCATACACAGAGGTTTCCACACGGATGGAAGCCTTCCGCATTACCTTTGGCGGCAACTACGGAATCGAAACAGAGTTGGTTTATAATGACCAGCAAACAGTGGTGGTTAGAGCCATCATTAAAGACAAAGACGGCTTTATTGTTGGATCGGGCCTCGCAGAAGAAATACGCGGGTCATCCTACATAACGAAAACATCAGCCTTGGAAGTTTGCGAAACGTCTGCAATTGGACGCGCACTGGCATCTCTCGGCTTGCATGGCGGCACATATGCGTCTGCTAATGAAATGGTAGGTGTTGAGCGAAAGAACGAAACAATAGCGCCAAAGCACACGCCGATGAGCATATCGCCAGAAGACCGGGTGCAAGCGGTTGTTGATTTCTATAGCAACGGTTGCAGCGCGGCTGCTTTTGAAAAGTTTGAACCAAAATACGTCAAAACAATAAACCAAGTCGGTCTTTCAGAGGAAGACTTTAACCGCATGGTTGAGGCGCATGATGATCGCAAAAAGGAGCTAAAATTATGAAAGTCATTACAATCGCAGGGACTGCAACCAAAGATGGTGAAGTTAAAGAGGGGGGAATGGACAAGGCTGGACTCGGTTCGTTTTCGTTAGCCGTTGACGATGGTTATGGTGCAAACAAATCAACCATGTATTTTGACTGCACGTTCTGGGGCAAACGCGGCATAGCCGTTGTTCCTTATGTGCGCAAAGGTTCTAAGGTTACTGTAAGCGGAGAGCTAACGCGGCGCGAATACAACGGCAAAACACATCTGGGCGTCACGGTTAACGATTTAACGCTTCAAGGTTCCAAGGGGGCTTCTAATGACCCTGTTAACCATGTGAACCCTGTTAACTCGCCCGAAGGCACACCAGCCGATATGGACGATGAAATCCCATTCTAATGAAAGTTCCTAAAATTCAAGTTGAGTTGAGGGATGGGCAATTGCTGCCTGTCTCTCAGCATGACGCAGAGCGTCTTGGAGAGTGTAAGCTTGGACAGCTTTTTAATCTGTCAGTGACCGGGACAAGATCAAACCCACATCACAACCTGTATTGGTCAACGCTTAAAACCGCGTGTGAAAGCACTGGTATGTGGCCCACAGCGCAGCACTTACACCATGAATTAAAATTGGTTTGCGGCTATTACAAGACAACCATATCGCCGCTTACGCATAGTATAGTGCGCCATGTGGACAGCACAGAGTTTAGCGCAATGACACAGGCTGAGTTTATGACATATTTTGAACTCGCCATGAGCAAATTAGCGGAGGCAGTTGGTTATGACCCAATTCAAAAGTGAACAAGTATTGAGATATTCAGATGAACAGCTAATGATCCGAGCGATGCCTTGTCCGGTTTGTTACGCTAAACCAAGAAAGTTTTGCAAAAGAGAGCCAAACAAAAATGGAATAATTAAAAATCACAAAGAAAGACAAGTTTTGTTTAACGAGTTTATTAAAAGTTCAAATGAAGTTGGTGGTATTCACTTACATGGCAGGGAATTGCACTTAACCACTAAATGGGCAAAAAAATACTATGATAAAGAAACGGAAAAAATAGATGGTAATTAAACAGAGGGTCTTTACTTATATTTGTTGGCAGCTGGTGCCAGCTGAGGATTAAATGGAATTAGTGTGGTCTAACCCAAAGCCTGACAAGGCAAAGAAAGACCCGAAGTTTTTACAGGCGCTTCGGGAAAAGAATTGCTGCGTTTGCGAAGCGTTTAATCTGCCACAAATGTCAGCCACACAAGCTCACCACGTTATTCACGATAGGTTTAGCCGATCCAAAACCGCTGATAGAATGGCGATCCCATTATGCGAGGGACACCACCAAGGGTTATGGGACAACAGTAAAATAGCCATCCACCAAAGCCCGAAAGAATGGCGCGATCTCTATGGGCCAGATTATTCCTATTCCCAGCAGACCGATATATAAAGCACCGGGCCTCTGTCGGGGTGACAGAACACCTTTTTAGCTTTTACGCTGTGAACTTGCTTATCATCCAATATAACGCCCTGCGGCCCTGATATGCCGTCTAAAGCGGCTTTGAGTATATTATCTAGGTCTGGCTTTGTGGTGTGGCGGAAGGCATCAAATTCAGCGGCAATCTTTTTAGTGTTTGACCAACTTTTCGGGATGTCCATAAAAGCAACCATATCTATATGAACGGGCCTGTTAGTAGGCTCTAACCGTTCCCGCTGCATAGCAGCCCACGCAGCCGCCTTAATGCGCTTCTCATACTCTCTGGTCTTCTGAGGCGTGTAAACGTGACCAAAACGGCTCATGCGCGGTCTGGCCTTGC